GGCAGGAGTTGTTACCCCAAAAAAACGCTGTGAGTGTTCGTCTTGTATTTTCCTTACTGGCATTGGGTTTGCGTTTGCGTATTTTCCTGCGTCACGTGCAGCCCTGTATTTGTTGCCTCGTGTTGCGTTGCATTTTCTGCATGCGCTGACCATGTTTTCTAGTGAGTTATCGCCGCCTCGATCTACTTCTATTAGGTGGTCTGCTTCGGTGGCCGGCATGCTGCACCAATGGCAGAATGGGTTTTCTGCTAGCAGTATTTGTTTGTTGCGTTTGTAGTCTGCTTGGTTGCGTGGGCGTGGGCCTTCGCGTTTACTTGGCATGGTTACTCCCGCGCTGCGCTTGGGCTACCGCGCCGCTTGCGCGGCTTGCTAATGCTGAGTAGTAGTAGTTCATCATGTCGGGTTTACCTCGGTTGGGTTGGGTTTGTTATCGGTTTGTTTATGCCGGCACCATCAAGCCTAATGCAGTAATGCCCGCCCACGGGTTGCACTCAGTCCGTTACCTAGCATTACTTACTTGGCTGATTATGTTTACAGCCCGCCTCGACGCCTTGCCTAATCCATTTCGTGTTGCATGTTTCAGGGCGCGTCGATCTACCCACGCTTTCCGTGTGTTACCTAACGCCGTGCGACGGGTGCAGGTCTTGGGTCTAGCCAGTTGTAATGCGCTTAATACAGTAAGGGTGTACGTAGTTTGGTAAATATGTCTTGTAAATCGCTGGGGCGCCACACTACCGCTGTTTGCCCTGCAGCCTGTAACGCGTCTAACCAGCCTTGCTGCCCTGCAGTGAGTTTGCCACGTTGCGTTTTAAGTTCGGCGTAGATTACTTGGGCCTGCAAACGTGCAACAGTGTTACCCGGGTGCACTAACACTAGATCGGGGAAACCGCTATCGCCTTGCGTCACTGTTGCCCAACTGCCATTAGCACGTTGGCTAGGTAAATCGTGGTGAACTAACCAGCCATAACCACGCGCATAGGTCACTATCGTATTTTTTAGTAGGCGTTCACTCATCAAGTTAGGCGTCATTGTGGACTAAAGGCCCTGCGTAATGCTTCATGGGCTAGGTTTAGTTCATCACTTAAGCGTTCTACCTCGACGTTTAGCGCGGCTATTTGGTTATTTAAGTCCATTACTAACGCCTGTTCGGCGGCCAGTTTGCGTGCTGTTTCCATGCTGTGTTGGCGTACGTCGCGTAAATCTTGCGCGTAACTGTAATTAGATTTGTAGCGGGTCATTTCATTACCCCGATTACTTTTGTAGCGTCTGAGGCTGTCAGCGTCTCTAGTATTACGTCGTTTTTGCCTAGTATTTCGTGAATTTTTTCTAGTAGTTCGCCTTCGTCATACTCGCGGCCTTTAGCCAACGCTTTAATAAAGTTAATTTGCTTCGCGCTAGCAAAGTTGCCGCTAGGTGCGCTGGGGTTGCCTGCAGCGCTTCCCGCTTCCACTCGGCCACGCGGTGCGATTACTTCGCCCGGTGCTGCTGGGTCTTGGCGTGCCTCGATCTCATTACGGCTAGCAATACTTTTAGACACTCCGCAACCCATATACCCCAACGCACGGCCTAGCGCGCTGGTCATTCCTACCATAAATTCGCTGTTTTTGGTGTAAGGCGTTTTGCCCGGGTATGGTTCGGCTGCTGTAGCGATTGCTGGCAGTGTGTCAGTTTCATCACGCCAAACAGTGATCGTGCAACGTATAAAGCAACTGCCATCGGGCATAGTTACTGTTTCGTTTACGGTTTCTTGTATGCGTAAGTTAGGCCAACGCTTATATGCCTCAGCAAGTCGAGTTGGTACATCAACATAGTTTTGTAAATCAAATGCCATTAGTCGGGTGTCCTTTTCTAGTCGGGTTTACTTAGTCTGTTTTACCACATAGGTATAACGCGGTTGCTGGCAGCATATCCATAGGCCATAATTCGGCTTGCGGGGTCATATAGCACGGGGTGTGCATATCGTTACGCCAATGGCGCTGCATGTTAGCGGTTTTTAGGGTGCGCCAGCCGTGCAGCCTTACCATGTTGTCGCCCTCGATTATTGCCAGTACATATATTCCGGGTTTGTCGCCCGGGTGTGTTATCAAATGGCCGTTAGCGTGGCGTGTAGATCGAACTTCGTAGCCAGCAACGTCGTAGGCGCTGGGGTCATATTCGGTGTACCAATAGGCCCAACCTAAGTATTTTGCTAACGCGTATTCGCCTAGCACACCGTTTAGGTTTAGCGTTTCGGGGTCTGTAACGCGTTTGTGTGCGCCGTAACGCTGTTTATATTCGCGGCTATTGCTGCTGATCTGATCTGCTACAAGTTTGCAGCGGTCTAAATCCTCAGCGGTCAGGCTGCACCTAAACATTATTGCAGTTTCTCTAACTCAATTATGGCCAGTTCTAAAAACTTTGCGCGCGGGTCTTCCATGCGTAACAGGTCTTGGCGTAGTGCTTCGAGTTCACCTATCAAATGGTAAACGTGGGTATTTACTGGTTTAGCAACGTGGTTTGGTCTTACTAAATCGTCAATAAGCGCGAACATTTTGCGCGTATGTTCAGTTATGCCAGTGTCGGGTTCTATTGGTTCCTGCATGTCGGGTGTCTTTCTGTTATCGGGTTATTGGGCTGTTTTCCATGGTGCCCAACCACTATTTAACCATATGGCTAGGGCTGCTTTTGTGTTTACTGCTGGGTCAAATAATTGTTGGCAGTCGGTAAGTACGCCTTGGGCCTGTAGCCAGCCTTGCGGCCAGTACGTCGAGGGGTTGCACCAAAACCCGTTTATTTGGTAAAGGCCATAACTACCGCCTGCAGTGTCTAAGGCGTTATATGCGTGGCTGGTGCAACGGCTTTCGCGGGCTGCTACTTGGGCGATTGTGTCAGCCTCGCTAGCAGGCCAACCCAACACTAAGGCCAGTGACACTACCTGCAGGCAATTACCTTCGTTAAACGGGCTTACCGTCGTCGTGGTGGGCAGTAGTGGGGTTGCCTCGTAAACGTACTCGACGGCTACGGGGCGGCTTGGGCCGCTGTCAGGTAGCCCGGGCATAACCCAAGCCAACAGCGACGCGGCAATAGTGCAAACAGCGCCTAGCGCCAACTTTGCTACAAATGGGGTCATGGCATTTTCTCCAACTGGTAAGGCGTTTGCCAACTGTCGCCGGCAGCGGTACGAAACGCGATCTGACTAGCCAACACTTCGAGGCTGGCAGGGTTTCTAAAAATCTGTACTAACACTTGCTGGCCGTTATCCATACGGCCTATAAAACATTCATAGGTAAACGTTTGTAGTTCGTTCATGCGTGGTAGTCCTCTTTTCGTCGGTCATAAAACCGTAGTAGGCACGTGTTACGCGGTGGGGGATACTGGCTGCAAACCTTGTAGGTATTGGGTTACGGCTGCTGGCACTTTGTCGCCGGGCCAGTAAAACCAGTGCCAAGGTTCAGCGGGCATTACTTCCAATGACCAGCCAAAACGTGGGCCGTGTTCGCACATAAACTCAAACGTGGGGCCAGCCATGTTTGCATAGTCACAAGCCAAACCTAAGTTATGGCGGCTAGTGCCGGGTACTGCCATTGGTGCGTTGCCGGGTTTTAGGTAATAGTTTTTGCCTTCGTATACGCGCGGCTTTTGCCCGGGTATAACGTCGAGTGTGTAGCGCGCTAAAAACCCTTGGCGTTGCAAACTAACACTGCGGTAAGTATCGCCCGCGCTAATCGGCTTAAATTGTTTTATACCTGCAGCGAACGCGGCAGCCCTAACAGCGTTGTAAGCGTTAGCGGCCAGCGGGTGCAGTTTGCCGAACGGTTTTATGTCTACTAGTAGGCTGGCGGGTAGTTCGCCCGGCTTCACGTGTTGCAGTGAGGCAGGCATTACCAGTTTTTTTATTGGCGGTATAGCCATTATCTAGTTGGCGGGGTTTTGCTTTTAAGTCCGTTAGACGCAACTAGGCCCGACAGTGTGCCAGTTAAAAACACTAGCAACGTGGACAGCAGGTCTATTAACTGGGCGTCAGTCGGGGCCTGTTTTTCAGGCTGGTCTACAAAAAGCACGCCGTATATAAATGCAAATACGGTAAAAGTAAAACATATCGCTAGCAAACGGCCCACGAAAACTATTAGTGCCGCGTGTTGTTGTTCAGGGGTTTTATTCATTGTCGCACGCCGCCTTTGTAAAGCATTGGTAAGTTGTGTTGGTTTTAGAAACGGTGCAACCACTACAGCCCCACGCCACTACTGCTACAAGTATGGTGCAGCCAAGTAGGTAACGCCATTGCATAGCAACCTTTAAGCGCTTATTTCGCAAGCAACAATGGTTGAGGCATATCGCGCAAAATTAGTGCCGTTTGTGTCGGTGCTTGACCTATTGATGTAAAGAGTTCCGCCGGCAATGTCGGCGGCTTGCACAGCGTAAGTAATTGCGCTAGTGGTTGCAGGGCTGTCAAGGTAAAGCATGGTTACTGGTACAACGTCGTTTGCGTCTATGGATTGCGCGCCGGTTGCTACGCGTCGCCTGCTGCCTGCCGCGTCACCAATGTAGGCCGTGGCTGTGTTGCCGCCTGTAAAAGCAAAAATTGCGCGGTTGCCACCATTGGCGCCGTAGTTAAAAGTTGCGTACACAAGTATTTTTGAGGTGGCAGATTGTGGGGTTATTGCAACCGATAAACCTGTAACGCTAGTTAATGTGCCGCTAGCGCTGCTGTCTGTGTATGTGTCTGTTTTTGTAGTGCTTACAACTTGCAAAACACGAAACGCGCCGCGCAAATCGTTTAATTGTGCAGCGGTAAGTACGTTGCCGCTAACAAACGCGGCGGGCAAAGAAGTAGGGGTAGCCATATTGTTTACTTTATCCTAAAACGGGTTGCGGGTCTTGTATGTCTAGTTTGCCAAAAATTGGGTCATTCAGTACAAACTCATAGACAATTACTGTAGGCGCCGTGTAATAGGTGACCCGGTGACCGCTAACAAAATCAAGCCTATGTTCCACGCCCTCGACGCTTAACTCTTGGGCCACTTCGCCCGCGGCAATAGTGTTCGTAATCGTTATGGTGTCACCAATATCTACTAGGGCTAGGGCTTCGCGTTGGGGCGTAGTCAGCATTAGGTAATCGGTTTGCACGGCTGTAAACGTGGCTTCGGGTTCGCCTACAAGTAGGTAACTGGCGAGGGTTGCGGCGGCTGCGTTATTGTGTAGCAGGCTGTCGGTAATGCTTACCGTTTGTATTAGGTATTTGGCTTGGCTGGCTGCGTCGTCTGCTACTTGCGGGCTGGTTGCGCCTAAGTGCTGAATACTAGCCCTGTTTACTACCTGATCAGCGTTATAGGTTATGCCTAAATTGTTATAGGGAATGTTTGTTCCGTCGTCGTGGAAGTCAGCCACGCTGCCGCTGAGGGTATTACCTATCCTCGGGTCGAAGTTCAGTACCCCAGTGCGCGACATAAAAACGCGGCCCTGTTCGGCCTGCTGTATTTGGTTTAGGTAGGCCTTTACGTTTGTACCTTCCGGCACGGTGTAGGCGGCAGCGCCGCCCAATGTTTGCGTACCTGTGTTTATGTTGCGGCTGGCTACCGGGTAATTAACTTCAGGCAGATCGAGTACAGCAGTTAAGCGGGCGCTAGACAGTTCCTCGGAAACGTTAAACTCGGCAAGGCTGGTTTGCGCTAGTAGGTAAAAGTCATCAGCACAATAAACGGTTACCGTATTATTTCCGCCTAGTTCGTAAGAATAATCATAGTTCACTATTTGCCCTACAAACAGCGCTATGAACGTGTTAGTGCTGTCGTAACGGCCTAGCGATACTCGACGCAAAGGCGCCAACGTGAACTGCCCGGCAGGGTCTACGAACGGGCTAGACGTATACAGCGGGTTTAATATGCCGTTGGCCAGTGTGTCATCAAGGGTAAACGACATTGTGCCAGCGCTGAACTGGTCACCTATCTCACGGCGGCCACGGTTTACCGAAACGTTTTTAGCGTATTGCAACATAGGCGCAAACTCAGTAGTGCCGTCTAAAACGTATTCTGTGTTATTTAATACGCCGCGTGTTGCGTCATCAAGCGTAAACGCGTTTAGAAAAAAACCAGTGTCTATAAATAGTTCATAGTTACCGCTGGCAATTACTGACGTGGCCATTAGCCCACCTGAATATTTGCGGGGCCTGCCGAACGGTTATAAGCGCGGATACTGTTTACTACCGCTTGCCCTACTTCCGCGCTAGTAGCAAGGCCGCCCGTAACGTTTACGGTAAGGCTTGCAAAATCCTCGTACCCTTGGCCCGGGCGTTGGGGTATTATTCGGGCCACTGGTTGCGGGGTGATTGCTTCCGCGAACCCTGCGCCTATGCCTTTAATGTCAGGCAACTTAATACCCTTTTGCCCCAACTTGGCTTGGGCTGCAGCAAACGCCGCCTCGACGCCCTGCAAATAAGATTGGGCGTTAGAAACGCCGGCACCGTACCATTGGCTAGCGGCTGACTGACCGATAGTAAACGCGGCCTGTTCGGCTGCCATCACTAAGGCGTTAGTTTCTTGGATTGCTGTAGCGCCGCCCTTAATAAGTTCGGCTGCAATAGCCGCGCCACTTTCGCCGCCTGCGTCGAGTACAGCCTGCAACGCTTCTTGGGATAGCCCTAACTGCAACAGCGTTTTAACGTCTTGGCCGTACTTAACTATTCCCGCTACTTGATCGCGTAGGCCTTGTAGAAACCCGGCGCCTGTTTCGTCGCCTGCGTCTTTAGCGTCTTGGAAACTGAACGCGTCTTTAATGCCGTCGCTAACGTTTGTAGCAAAATCGTTAAACGCTTCTTGCGCTTCGGCTAACTGTGTTTGGGCGTTTGCTAGGGCGTCTGCTAAATATGTTTTAAGTGCGTCGCTGGCCTCTTTAACGCGTTCGGCCATTTTCTTAGCCTTATCGGATACCCCGCCGATAGCAGTGTCTATTTCCTCAATGGCTGGGGGCAGTGGCGTTAGCGAACCGCCAAACGTGCGATTACTTTCCACGGCTGATTTTGTGGCGTTTTTGTAAACCACGAACGCGCCAGCAGCAACTACTAGCCCGGCAGCAATAGCGGCAGCGCCTACGCCCAACGTTAGGGCTGTGTTGGCGGCTGCAGCGCTAGCGGCCAGTGACCAGTTCAGCGCCGTGGTTACTACGGTTACCGCGTTAGCGATAATTTGCGCTGCCTTAAATCCTATTAGCGCGGTAGATATTGCAGCAATAGCAGTACCGACGCCTAACAAAATCCCTGTATGGTCAGCAGCCCAATTACCAAACTCGATCAGGTACGGCAACACTTCCATAACAGCGGGCAATAACGCCATGCCTATACTTTCCTTGGCTTCGTCGAGTGCCACGTTAAGGCGCTTAAATTGCCCTTGCGCGGTACCTGCTGCTACAGCGGCTTGACCACCAAACGTTTTAGCCATAGCAGCCATAACTTCGTCGAGGCTGGCACCGTCTTTTATCATTTTTTTTAGTTCAGGCGACAGCAGGCCTAGCGCTTTATAGTTGCCGCCGTATGCTTTTGCTAGCGCGTCACTGACCGAACCTAAATCTTTGCCCGTGCCGGCTGAGATATCCATAGCCAGTTTTAGGCCGTCGGTTGCTGCCGTTACGTCTTGGGTTACGCGAACCAGTGACGCAAACGCGGGGCGTAGTTCATCATCAGCGACGCCAGTAGCCAACGCCATTACCGATATTTGTTCCTCGATTGCGGCTATTTGGCTGTCGGTTGCGCTAGTAACGTTTTGTAGGGTTTTGGCTAATATCGCTTGCGCGGCGCTGTCCTCTACGGCGGCTTTAATGCTGTACCCGGCAGCAACAGTAAGCGCGCCCATAGCGGCAACTGCTGGTAGAAACGCTTTACCTGCTATGTAGCCCGCTTTTTGTGACGTGGTTTCTAGGGCTTTTAGTTGGGTAATTGCTTGCTGAAACCCTTTGCCTTCGAGGCTGCTTATAATCGGTATGTTAATTGCCATGGCGTGTTACCAGTTTTCGGTTTGTCTTTTCCATAACAGTATCTACGATTTGCATAACCTTTTCGGTGACTGCCTCGCGGTTATTTTCTACGGCAATATCTACGGCGCGAGGCTGGCCGCCTACGTCGGATTGTGCTTCTAGGTTTGTTACAAACGTGCCTTGCGTTTTTGCCCCGGCATGGTCATAGATTGCGCCTGCAGCGTCAGCCTGTTGGATAACCATAAGTTGATAAGGCTTAGAACCGTAAACTACTTGGCTGGTGTAACGGTTGCCTAGATCATCACTACGGTTAAAGTTTACGTAGCGTTCTTTGCTGGCCCGTACACCTACTTTTACCTTAAACCCTTTTTGTACTGCGTCAGTACGCCAACTGGTATTACGGCCTTTAACTAGATTTCCGCGAACCATGCCCGACAATGGCGCCCCGTTTTGTTTGCTGTTATCAAAATGGGCAACCATGCTACGCGCTTCGCTAACGATCTGCTGGCCAGCGCCACCGATCTGTTTAGTTACTTCGCGCCTGTACTTATTATCAAAATCGTTTAACTCTTTTAGCGCCTCTTTAATACCGTAGATTTCGGGAATAGCCGCGCGCGCAACCATTACTTACCGCCGCGTTGCTTGTTCAGTATTTCTATGGTGGCGTTCATATCGTCTAACTCGAATGATAGTTCACTAGGCCAAAAACCTGTTGCTACTAAGATTTCGGCAAGTGCGCGGCGCACCGTGCCGTTTAGGCTTTTGGGTCAGCGGCCTCGACTACCTCAATAGACGCCAGCGAACTAATGAACTGGTCAAGGTTGCCCGGTACCGTGGTACCTGTAGCGCGTGTTGCTTCGTAGCAAAGGTAAGCCAAATCCTCAACGCCTACGCCTTGCGCCATTTCTGACGCCTTACGCCTGTACTTGCGTTCCCACGCAACCACGGTACTTAGGTTAGTGGTAACTGTGTTTGTAGTGCCGTCGTTAAACGTTGCTTTAAGTGTTAATTGCATTGTGCCTGCCTTTGTGTCGGGCCGTTGCCGGCTTTAATTAAACTTCGAGTACTGAGTAAACGCCGCCAGTAAAGGTAACGCTTACGGTGCCAAGTGCGCCCAATGCCATCGTGTACGGGATCGCTTCCAAGTATGCGCCTGTAAGGGTCATGGTTGGGTTGGTTGCGGTGCCCGGGCTGGTTGCTGACGGTGACCACGAAACGGTTACCGAGGTGCCTACCAAACCTTTAAGCGTGGCATAAGTTTCGCTAGTAGCAAACGACGCGTACAAGTCAAGTTGCAGCGTAGAGTTTTCTAGTCCAGCGGTGTAACTACGTGACGTAGTGCCGAACGCGGTACTTTCCAGCGCCTCAATGGTGCGCGTAAAAACCAAACCTTGGCACTGATCCTGCAGCGAAACTGCGTTCACGGTTACGTTTGGGTTGCTTAGGTAAGTGCTGGTTGCCATAGTGGTTAGTCCTTTGGTGTGTTCTTGCTATTAGTTTTAGCAGGTTTTGGGGTTTCATTTGTGGATTGCTTTAATAGGCCGCCCTCGATTAGGGCCGCTACGTTTATGCCGTTAGCAGTTGCACCTTCGGCGTCGTATTCTGTGCCGGGTTCGCCTAAGCGTGGACTAATGATCGTGTAAGGCATTTGGTTTCCTAACTGGTTTGGGCTTGCATTTCTATAGTTAAATCGTAGGCGGGCATTTCGGCCCCACCGATAACAGCAATAGTAGGGCGGCCAGCGGTTACAGCGACGTTTTTACCTACCACTAAACTGGCTAGGTGCATAAGGTTTCGTTGCGCGTCAAGATTGCCCGGGCCAAGGGTGATTAGCCGAACCGTGTAGGTCAGTTGGACTATGTTGCCGCCGCCGCCGTAAACCACAAAACTAGGCGCGTCAATGAACGCACAAGGCGGCACAAGGTTACGGGGGTCTGTTACTACCTGCAGCCCTGTAACCGTCGTTAGCGTGGCTGCTAGATCGTCTAGCGCCTCATTAAACAGATCGGTGTAGGCAACGGGCATTAGGCAACCTGTGGCCGTGGTATGCCTAACAGCATTTTAATAGCCGGGCTGAGGCCTACCGAACTGCCAGCGGCCATACCGTCAAACGCTGCAAAGTCTGTTACCGCGCCGCGCTGCCTGTAAAAGAAACCGCCAAGGCTGATCGTGCCAAGGGTTACCTGCCCATTGGGCGACGTGCTGAGGCTGTCTATGTAGCCTGCCTCTTGGCGTCGAGTAAACGCAAGGCTGTTAGCGGCCAAGGCGCATTGGGTTAAGAATGTCGTATCAAGTGCCGACGCTGTACCAATACCTAACCAGTCCTCTATTTGCGTGGCCGTAATCCACGTGCAAGTTTCGGTAAACGTAATTGTGCCGCTGGCAGCGCTGCGTTGTACGTTGCTACCCGTGCATGAATAGAGAACCTGATTAGGTACCGGTACTTCGTAATCGTAAAGTAAATCACCGTACTCATCTACGCCAATAAACAAATACTCAGGTATAGCGCGAACGGTGAACGTTCCGTTAAAAGGTACGCCAACTGTTGCAACTGTAAAACTTCCGCCTACTACTAAATCGTTAGGCGTGAGGGTTTGCAGTACTGCGAAATTGTCCAGTAACTGTTTATGGGTGACCGAGTAGACGGCCATAACTGGCCTACCTTTCGGTTATCAGACGAACTTAACGAACTTGGTTGCGTCTGCCATGAACGCGGCTGCATAGCCACGGTAGGCAATAGTGCGGCCAAGTGTGCTTGGTACGTCTACCGAGATAGCGCCCTTTTGCTGTTCGTAGAACTCAAACCCTGCTGCTGGGCCTGCTGCGTGACCCATGAACGAACCCGGTGCGTTCTTGTCTACGACAAGTACCAAACCTAGCGGGTTACCGTTCCATGAGTTCGCTGACAATTCGCCCGGTGCGTTCATAGCGCCGATCTGTGGAAATACTGGGCGGCCTGTGCTGTCCACCAATGAACCCAACGCTGCCCACGTAGCAGGTGTTACCACCATATGGCTAGGTAGGTAGTTGCTGCTTGCGCTGATTTGGCGGGCGCCTTCGTAAATTGCGGCGATCCAGTCGGCAGGGTCTGAGGTGTCGGCTACTGATGAAGTTTGTGTAATTGCTGCATGGCAAGTATCTACCGCGTAATTATCGGTGGCTTGACCGTAAGCGATTGCCAATTGGTTTAACACAATGTTGATCGAGGCTGGGTCTGTCCAGTCCAAATCTTGTTCTGACATTGTTACGTAAGTGCCGAACGTCAATTTGTTTACGTTGTTATTAGCAACGGTAACCGTGCTTGGGTCAAGTGGGTTTAATTGGCCTGTTGGCTGCTGCGTTACTACTGGGCGTACCGTGATAACTGGGCGGCGGAATGTTGCGCCGCTTTGTGGCATGGCCTTAGCACCGATTGCAGAAACGAACGGGCGAATAGGGTTAAGTCCGTCGTAAACGGTGCCGGTAATGATCTCTGGCAAAATACCCGGGGTGTCAGCGGTTGTAATGTTTGGCGCTGCTGCCTGAATACGTGAGTTCATTTCGGCAAGTACGCCGCCGCCTTGGAATGTTGCTGCAATAAACTCGCTAGCCGATGGCAACTTAAAGTTGCGTGGCTGCGCGTACAATGGCTGGGCCATTGGTGCGGCTTCGATAACGGCTGGGGTTTCTACTGGGTTTGACATTTCGTTATTCTCCTCTACGGGTTCCTGTTCACTATTTAACTCTACTTCGTCGGGCTGTTGGTGGATACTGGCGGCCACTCGATCTACTGACGCGCCAGCAAATGCACCAAACGGCACAAGGCTTAATTCTTGCCATTGGGCAGCCTCAATAATCATTACGCCTTCAGCGTCATAACTAAACTTTGTTGGGTTTACGCCTACGGATACTGCGTCTAGAACGCCGTCAGCGGCCAGTACTAGCGCTTCGTTTCCTAACGCCGTTTCGCTTATGCGGGCTTCGTACATCATTCCGCCGGGTGTGTCTACCATGCTGGTTACCAAACCTACGGCCTGCGTAGCGTCATGGCCCAAATATAGTTTGGGCATTTTGCCGCCAGCGTCAAGGCTGCCCGGCATAAACATAACTTTGGTGCCGTCGCTTACCGTGGCCTGCACGTTGTATGGCAAGGCTAGGCCCGCCAGTGTTCGGCGTGGCATGCCGTCGGGGCCTGCTGCGTCGAGTGTTAATTCTTGTTGGGTTAATTTAAGCATTGGGCATTACTCCAGTTTCGGCAGTGTCGTAGTTGTCGTTTTCTTTTTCCATTAGATAGTTTTCGCTTAGGTAATCGTCTATATCAAACTTTACGTACGTGCCGCGCGGTAGCACGTTGTCTGCGCTTAGTGTTTCGCTAATGCAGTCCATAAACAATTTGGCGCCAAACATATACAAATCTTGGCGCGCTTGGGTGCTGTTTTGGTATGAATAACTACCAGTTGCTACGCCTAACAAATATGGTGGGCAGTTTGCTAGGCGCGCAATTTCTAGCGCCTGATATTCTGAGGCCTCAACCAACATTTGTTTACTGGGGTCTGTAGTGGTTTCGGTATAGGTAACAAACTCATTTAATGCGGCAACAGTGTTTGTAAGTCTTGCGGCCTCAAAACTTTGCGACAGTTGTTGCAGTTCCTCGCCGCTTAATGGTTCGCCGCCAACTTGACGCAATACGCCGTTAGGCAGTGAGTTAGCAGCAGATCGCAACCGGGCGCCTTCGAGTTTAAGCGACGTTAAAACAGCGTTAGGGCTAGTAAATAACAAACCTTGGATAGGGCTAATAAATTGCACGACGTCTCTATGATCTACTGGCAACCCGCTAAACATTATTTGTTTAGACGGTGCAAAGAAAACGGGGCCTGCCTGATCCTGCGTTAAAACCATGGCGCTAGGCATACGCTGAAACGCGCTAGGGAAACCGTCAGCAGTGCGCGCGGTGATCGCTAAAAACGCCCGCTGAGTAAAAAAAAGATCATCAAATAACCACGCAAATAGTGTGCTGTTTGGTAGCGCTGGGTCTAAACGTCGCAACCATGAACGGGGCGCAATTTCTATTTGTTCTAGTTCGCGGTCTACTGGGTTCCATATTTCGTTATACATTTTTAGTGGCGTGCAACCAATGACACTTGCCAACAGATCGCGGGCGCGGGTAATGGCCGGCACACTCATAGCGCGTTGGCGTGTGTTGCCTTGCGTAAACGCATAAAAGTTATCGAGTTGCGACATACCTACGTTGCTGCCAGCAGCGGCCTTTACTACAGGTTCGCGGCTGTCAGCGGTAGCACGTGTAAAAAGGCCCATAGGTTTAGTTTGCCATATCTAGTAAAAGTTTGGTGGCACTGACTAGGCCCGATCAGTTCCCGACGAAAAGACTAGGTAACTTCCAGCCAGTGCCAAACCAATACTAGCCAGCAGCGCTAACTATTATGGGTTTGCCCATAGCGGCAGGTTT